TTGCAGACAGCTCCGAATATTGTAGGCGGTTTCCCATTCATGCTGCTTGGTAAGCCAGTGTATATTTCCGACAATATGCCTGCTGTTGCAGCTAGTGCAAAGCCTATCCTATACGGCGATTACAGCGGACTTGCAGTAAATATGAGACAGCAGATAGAAATGCAGGTACTCAATGAAAAGTACGCTACACAGCACGCTGTTGGACTTGTTGCATGGTTTGAATTCGACAGTAATGTTATTGATCACCAGAAGCTTGCTACAATCACAATGGCTGACTAAGAAAGTGAGGTAAACAATGTATAATACGCCTAACTACACCGAGCAGGGCGGTGCGAAAACCGTTATCGGCGGTGAAATTGATGTTACCGGCACACTTAAGCTTGACGGTGATGAAGTATCAGTAATTCCTGCATTTTCACTGTCAACAGCTACAACAGTATCAGGCATTAAGACAGATTTCAATCTGCTCATAAATGCAATGTCAAGCGCAGGACTTATTAAAGCGGTAACTTAATGTTATCGCTTTTCTATTTAAAGGGGGTTAGATATGAAAATAAGTGAAGTAACCCTAACCGAAGTTAAAGCCTACTTGCGTATAACGGACACAGACGATGACAGCCTGCTTGAAATTATTCTTGCGGCTGCAACGTCTTATATTTTGTCTTATACCGCACTTACAGCGGAGGAAGCGGACACTATAACTGAATTATCCATTGCACTGATGTGTTTGTGTTCTGATATGTACGATGTACGAACATCACAAGCAAGCAATGACAAGCAGAACCCTATTGTAAGCACGGTCTTAAACATGCACAGGCGCAATTGTATAGGCGGTGTTTGAAGTGATTAACGCTAGTAAACTAACTGAAAAAATCACATTTCAAAAGCAGTCTGACGAGGGTGAATGGGCGGACGTACTTACTTGCTTTGCTGAAATAACTGGCTTAAGCAATTCGGAGTTCTATGTGCAGTACGCAGGTGGTAATGCTGACGAGGTTGTAACTGTTTATGCCCGATATAAATCAGCGTTAATGGCTTTAATACCGCAGACAACACGGATTATACACGGAGTAAATACTTACGATGTTATCTCACCGCCTGATAATGTGCTGTTCAAGAATGTTGAAATTAAGTTCAGAGCAAGGAGGCAGATCAGCTAATGGGAATTGATGAAGTAATTGAAGTTTTAAAGGCTAACGGAATAAGCAAGGTTGCTTTATTTCCCGGCTATGTCACTTTGCCTAAAGATCACATTATTGTTACTTATGGCATGCTTAAAAAAACCGCACAAGGCGCTGACGGTTACGCCTTATATTGGGACATAACGTATCGGATATGTATTTTTTACCGTGAGCAAAAAACAGCTGACGATTGGGCAATGGAAAAATTAATTGAAAATGGCTTAAGAGCCTGCAACGGCTTAACAGTCGAATATGACTACAACGATACAGACAAGCTTGATATAACTTATATCGAGTTCACAACAACAAAAGAATTTTAATTTATTAGGAGGATTAATATTATGGGAGAATTAGCACAATATACACTAGGTTCGGGACATTTGCACATTCAGGAATACAGTGGCGCACTTCCGGCAAGCTGGGACGATTTTTTCAGCTCGACAGATAATCTTATCGGACGTATTAAGGGCGGTGCAAGTATTGAGTACACTACCGAGAAATACGAGGACGAGGACGATCTCGGCTATGTTGTAATTGAGGATATTACAAAGGAAAAAGTTATCCTTAAGTCAGGCGTTATGACTTGGGACGGTAATACCCTTGCTAAGCTTGGTACAACTGTTCGCGCATCAACAGGTGCTGACGGTATGACAACTGTTAAGCTTGGAGGTCTTGGCAATCAAACTACTACTCGTTGGGTTATCGGCTTTGAGCATAAGGACAGAAACCTCCGTGTTATTATCGTGGGAAGAAACACAGAGGGATTTACATTCGACTTCAAACAGGACAGTGCAACGGTTATTGACTGCCAGTTCCGTGCAGAAGCAAGTGACAGTGAGGGAACACTCGTTATCATGCAGGATTTGAGAGGTTGCCCAGTACTTAAGTCATTGGCACTTAGTACATTGACACTCACTCCGACATTCTCACCGTTCGTGAAGTCCTACACAGCAGCTACAACCAACGCTACTGATACCATTACAGCGGTTGCTAAGACTAGCACCGATACGGTCGCTATCCTTAATGACGAAACCCCTGTTGTAAGCGGTGCGGCTGCTACATGGGCAACTGGTACTAATGATGTTACAGTGTCGGTTACACGTGGTACAACGGTTTATACCTATGATATCACGGTGACTAAGTCGGCAGGATAATTTATTTTAAAGGGGAATAAAAATGTTTAAATTCACAGACTTGCAATACATACCGATAAACCTTGCTAGTGGTGTAATCAATGTTCCTATATGTTCCAAAACAGTATGGGAACAGCTATGTACATGTAAGTCTGCTGATATTGCATGCGGTATGCTCGTTAATGACATACCGCAAAACCTCCCTGACAAGCTTGTGCTTGTGCAAGCGTATAAAGAAAGTATATTGAAAGCCAAAGAAGAGTTACAGCTTAATGTTCCGTTTTATCCCTCTAAAGACGAAAAAAACGATATTAAGCACACTATATATACATACCCTGACAAGATGGTAAGTGATTACTCAGGGTTGTCAATATATGAGGTTGACAATATATCAATATTGGAATATTGGTTGCTTATGCGAGATGCTTTTATATATAAGCTTGCACAAACAAAAGACGGCAGAGAGTATTTAAACAACGCTTACCGCCTGACACAGACGGAAGCTGACGAGGATATAGAGTTATGAGTAGTAATAATAATCTTGTATCTGTTTCAGATGCTATTATTGATGGTTTTAGGCAATATTCCGCCGAAAAATCAGCAGATATAAAAAAGGAAACTACTAAAATAGCAAGGCAAGTTAAAGACGAAATTATCAGTAATTCTCCTGTTCAGCAAGTGCGGACACCTACAAGGCGCAGAAATACAAGGCGTGTTGCACTTAATCCAAGTAGACAGCCGGGAGCATATAAAGCAGGGTGGACTACAGAGAGAAAAGAGCAGGGGCAAAGGCTTACTGTAAGAATTTACAACAAGACAAATTATCAGCTTGTACACCTTTTAGAGTTGGGACATAGAAACCGCAACGGAACATTTACGCAAGGCAAGGCTCACGTAAAGCCAGCCGAAGAAAAAGGGCGGCAGGAGCTTGACACTGCAATTGATAGGATATTAAGGGAGTGATTAAATGGCACGTTATGGTTATATGGCTACAATCGGAGCAGATACATCAGGACTAGCCGCCGCGCTGACCGACCTTGAAAGGCACGCGCGGAGCATACAAGGCGAATTAAGAAGTATTAACTTTGATGTAAACAATGACGGCGGTACAGTCGCATTGCAACAGCGTTATACCGTATTGCAACAGGCTATTGACAATACAAGGCAGAAGCTAGAACAATTAAGGGCGGCGGAACAAGCAGTTAATGAAGCCGCTGCCAATGGTACTATATCGGAGCAGCAGCAACGTGCTTTTCAGAGAGAGCTTGCTACTACTGAAAATCGTTTAAGGCGTTATGAGAATGAGCTTGAACGGACACAATCTCAGATTAATGGCGTTGAACATGAAACGGAACAGCTTGAAAGAGCAACAGAATCCGCAGGACGTGAAGCTGTAAGTTTTGGCAGCCTACTTAAAGCCAATATTGCAGGAGATATAATTGCTGATGGTATAAGGCAGGCAGCAAGCGCAATAACCGATTTTGCAAAGCAAGGCATAGAACTTGCAAGCAATTTGCAGGAAGTCCAAAACGTTGTTGATGTGACATTCGGTGACGGTGCGCAGGAAATATACGATTTTTCAAAAACCGCTGCTGAAAGTTTTGGCTTGTCTGCTTTATCGGCTCAACAGTATGCAGGAACACTCGGCGCAATGGTGAAATCTGCTGGTTTAGCAGACGAACAAGCACAGGAAATGTCAATTGCAATTACACAGCTTGCAGGAGATATGGCAAGCTTCTATAACATTGATACTGATACAGCTTTTCAGAAACTTAGAAGCGGTATTTCAGGCGAAACAGAGCCGTTAAAGCAGTTAGGTATTAACTTATCCGTTGCAAACTTGGAAGCCTATGCAATGTCACAGGGCATAGAAACTGCATGGAAATCCATGTCACAGGCTGAACAGACAACGTTAAGATATAATTACTTAATGCAGGCTACAGCCGATGCACAAGGTGACTTTGCAAGGACTTCCGACAGTTTGGCAAATCAACAGAGGATATTTAAGTTAAATACAGAAAACGCCGCCGCCGCGCTCGGGCAAAAACTGTTGCCTGCACTTAATGGGGTTTTGCAAAAAGCAAACGAGGGCTTGTCATCTGATGGGCTTAACGGATTAGCGGATGTTGCAGGGGATATAATCGCAGATGTTGTTACAGAAATTGCAACTGCCGCCCCTGAAATAGTTGAAGCTGGCATGCAGATCGTTACAAACCTTGTTGATGGATTATCACAGAACGGCGAGAACATTGGAAAATCTGCCGCTGACATTGCAACAGAATTTGTTGAGGGCATAATAAATTTACTCCCGAAGATATTAAACGTTGCTCAAACCGTTGTAGCTGGATTTGCAAGCGGTATCGGTGAAAGCTTACCGACATTACTTCCTGCAATTGTAGATTTAATTCAAGCAATGGTAACAGCTGCAACAGATAATATTGACATGATTATTGATGCCGCCGTAACGTTATTTGGCGGCTTACTGCAAGGTTTAAATACTGCTCTTCCAAAGCTTGTTGATGCTATCCCTGATATTATTATGAAAATCACAAAAGCGCTTGTCGAGGGTGTGGGACAGCTATTAATGGCTGCTAACGATATGGCTATGCAGACAAAAGACGAATTCAGCAATACAATGGATGACAAGGAAACGTTTGGCGGTATTGGTGCTGAAATCGGCGGTGCTATTCTTGCAGGGATATTCTTAGCT